AATATTATACGGATGGCCGCCACGTGTTCAAAACCACTAAAGAGAGTTGTAGTATATATTGTAACCCATTACCCCAATTGATAGCACAGATGTTTGAGAGCTCAACCGGGGTACACCCTTCTTATTACAAAAATGCCATCAGTTAAGCGTTTCAAAGTCTCAGCTAAAAACTATTTCCTCACTTATCCCCAGTGCTCTCTTACTAAAGAAGAAGCACTTTCCCAATTACAGAACCTAACAACCCCAGTTGACAAGAAATTCATCAAAATCTGCAGAGAGCTACACGAGAATGGGGAGCCTCATCTCCACGTCCTCATTCAGTTCGAAGGCAAATACCAATGCACGAATAACAGATTCTTCGATCTGGTCTCCCCAACCAGGTCAGCACATTTCCATCCGAACATACAGGGAGCTAAATCCAGCTCCGACGTCAAGTCCTACATCGACAAGGACGGAGATACACTCGAATGGGGCAAATTCCAGGTCGACGGCAGATCTGCTAGAGGAGGTCAGCAATCTGCTAACGACTCATATGCCAAGGCGTTGAATGCAACATGCGCAGAGGAGGCTCTGCGAATAATCAGGGAAGAGCAACCACAGCATTTCTTCCTTCAACATCATAACCTAGTCGCCAACGCAACCAAGATATTCCAAAAAGCTCCGGAACGGTGGGTTCCTCCTTTTCAACTCTCCTCTTTCACTAATGTGCCGGACGAAATGCAAGAGTGGGCCGATGATTATTTTGGAAGGGGTGCCGCTGCGCGGCCAGAACGACCTGTTAGTATCATAGTAGAAGGTGATTCAAGAACAGGGAAGACGATGTGGGCTCGTGCATTAGGCCCACATAATTATCTCAGTGGACATCTGGACTTCAATTCCAAAGTGTTCTCAAACGAAGTGGAGTATAACGTCATTGATGACGTCGCACCGCATTATCTAAAGATGAAGCACTGGAAAGAACTTCTGGGGGCCCAGAAGGACTGGCAGTCAAATTGCAAATACGGCAAGCCAGTTCAAATTAAAGGAGGGATCCCATCAATCGTGCTTTGCAATCCTGGTGAGGGTGCCAGCTATAAAGATTTCCTGAACAAAGAGGAAAACATAGGCCTCAGAAACTGGACCATCAAGAATGCGATCTTCATCACCCTCACATCCGCCCTCTATCAAGACAGCACACAGACAAGCCAAGAAGAGGGCCATCAGGAGAAGGCGGATTGATCTAGAGTGCGGGTGCTCCATCTACTTCCACATAGGCTGCACAGGGCATGGATTCACGCACAGGGGAGCTCATCACTGCACCTCAGGCAGAGGATGGCGTCTATATCTGGGAGATAGAAAATCCCCTATATTTCAAGATGTACCGAGTAGAGGACCTAATATACACGAATACCAGAGTATACAACGTACAAATACGGTTCAACCACAACCTGAGGAAAGCGTTGCATCTCCACAAAGCTTACCTGAACTTCCAAGTCTGGACGACATCGATGACAGCTTCTGGGTCGAGTTATTTAAATAGGTTTAGGCATTTAGTTAATATGTATTTAGATATGTTAGGCGTAATTTCATTAAATAATGTAATCAGAGCCGTTCGTTTCGCGACGGACAGATCGTATGTAAATTATGTACTGGAAGACCATTCAATAAAATTCAAACTTTATTAATTTTGAATCGAATCGTAGAAGTAAATCCGAATCTTCAGCGTTGCATACACGGGGTTAGAGGCATGAGTACATGCCATATACAATAAAAGGGCGTTCTCCGTATGGTTATCGTATTTCCCAGCTTCCTGGTGGTTATACACAACGTAGTTATTAATCTTCCAGAAACGCCTAACAATTGCCTGCTCGTTGCTTGCATATTGACCACCGGTAACCTTGGCGTAGAACTTGTGCATCACCTGGAAACGATCTCGAAGGTCGTTCTTGATCGTCGCAGTACTGGGCTCGTTGTCAAACATGTTGAACACCTGTCCAAAGTCCATAGGAATGCCATACGGTCTACGATCCCTAACCAACCAGAACATGACACTGTTCGTGTGGTTCTTCAACTTAATATTATCATCCATCCACACCTCACCTAAAATATAAATGGACTTAACACAAAAACGCTTACCGACTCGATGAGTAAGCCCATTACCACGTGTGATATCAGACACACACATAACCTTACCCACATGGGAGATATCATGACGCTGCTCGTAGGACTGGACCTTACACGGGCCTTCACAACCCTTTGGAACATCAGGGCCTCTCATGATCCTGTAGATCCTGGGCTTCCTGTATATGGGCCTGTTCACCCATTCAGAGGCCTTGTTCACCCTTGGCCCACTCCCTCCGCGAGGAGAATAGTTAGCATTGCGGCTAACCTTTGAGGTTCCCGCGATCGAGCGCCATGGGAGATCGCGCTTAGGCATTTTGAATTAAAGACAGTGGGCCAAAGCCTCTTTAATTTTATAACCGACACCCAACAACTTAGCGCCCAAGTTGTTGAAAATATCTAGGCTCGTCAGGCGTAATATCATTGGACGACATCGCGTCAGAGACGCTTTAATTCAAATTAAAGAGGAGCGTGCGCGCGTATGGGGGGAAAAATCGCGCGGCCATCCGGT